AATCGCAATCAACCGCATCAATAAACATGTCAAGAAAGTTCAGGTTCCATCATGGCTCTAATCAATCAACTACTTACCGATCGTTACGCTATCTATAATGGCGATTGCGTGGAAGTGATGAACGATCTACCAGACGGTAGCATTCACCTATCAGTATACTCCCCTCCGTTCGCAGGTCTCTATCATTACAGTAGCGACGAACGAGACATTTCGAACTGTAGCAACTACGACGAGTTCTTTAATCACTACGGATACGTAGTGAAGGAACTACATCGTATCACAATGTCGGGTCGCATTACTGCCGTACACTGCACAGATATCCCTATGGGTAACAGCGGTCGCGATTCGTTGTATGATCTGCCCGGTCATATCATACGATTGCATGAAGAGAACGGGTGGCACTTCATCGCACGACATACGATTTGGAAGGAGCCGCTATGGGTTCGTAATCGCACGATGGTAAAGAACCTCGCTCACAAAACGATCGTCGACGATGCGAGCAACGCAGGCGTAGCCTCTGCGGACTATATGCTGATCTTTAGACGCTCAGGAGACAACCCGGTACCGATAGCTAATCCAACGGGCCTCGAGTTCTACGCAGGTGAGGCACCACTACCAGAGGACTGTCTTTCGTATAAAGGTTGGACAGGCAAGCAAACCGAGAACAAGTACTCGCATAACATCTGGAGGCGCTACGCTTCGTCTATCTGGGATGATATCCGCATGGAGCGAGTACTCCCGTTTCAAGATAGCAAAGACCCGGACGACGAAAAGCACGTGCACCCGCTGCAGCTCGACGTCATCGACCGCGTCGTAACTCTTCGTTCCAACAAAGGCGAAAAGGTGTTTACTCCCTTCATGGGCGTAGGTAGTGAGGTGTACTCTGCAGTACAAAACGGGCGCCTCGGAATCGGAGTCGAACTCAAGAGCTCCTATTTTAAGCAAGCGACTCTCAACATGGAATCAATCGACGTAGTCGACGATTCACAGACAACCCTATTCGACTAAAACACCGGAGACCGTCGGCGGCGCGTGGAACCGTCGTCAGAATACCTCCGAGCCCCGGCGACCGACGGCGAACCGGGCGATATTTTTTTAACTGGAGACAACATGAATCACGGCTCGCTCTTCTCAGGGATCGGAGGCTTCGACCTTGCCGCTCAGCGCATGGGATGGACTAACGTCTTCCACTGCGAGTGGATGGACTTCCCTCGCAAAGTTTTGCATCACTACTGGCCAGAGGCTACAAGCTATGTCGACATCACAACAACAGACTTCACTCTTCACGCAGGACAGATTGACGTCCTCACGGGAGGATTCCCTTGTCAGCCGTACAGCGCAGCGGGCAAGCGCAAAGGGAAAGACGATGATCGTCATCTCTGGCCCCACATGCTTCGAGCTATTCGAGAGATCCGACCTCGTTACGTCGTGGGCGAAAACGTTTTCGGGCTTACTACTTGGAACGGGGGCGTGGTACTCGAAGAGGTGTGCGCTGAATTGGAAGCTGAAGGTTACGCCGTACAGCCGTTTATTATTCCAGCTGCAGCCGTCGGCGCTCCCCATAGGAGAGACCGGGTCTGGATTGTTGCCTACGCCCGCAGCCGCGGAGCGCAGCTCGAACAACTTCCACACACAATCAAAGAGCGGAAGGAGTTTATCGACGAGAGCGAAGTTTTGCATGCTACCGACGCCGAAAGCATGGGATGGACAGATGGGCCTGCCGAGGACATCCGGCAGAACACCAGAGAAGTCGACACATTTGGCGACAAGATTGGTCTATGGCCATCAAATGGGAATACCTGGCAAGACTTCCCAACTGTCTCCCCGATTTGTAGCGGAGATGATGGGCTTCCCCGTGAATTGGACGGAATTACCTTTCCAAAGTGGCGCAACGAATCGATCAAGGGCTACGGAAACGCCATAGTCCCACAGGTCGCAATGCAGATCTTCGCAGCGATAGAACAATATGAACAACTAACGAAGGAGAACACATGAAAACAACCCCATCACTCGACGAGCTACTATCACAGCTCGCACAGCCTAAGAAGGTCACCGCGTACTCATTCGCGGTTCGACTGCTTACGATGTCGACGATTCTTTTGTCCATGCTCACGGCGTTCGTCTTCGTCGCCAAGTGCTTATACTGGACGCTCTCATGGTAAGCGACGAAGCCGTTCGACTCTTAAGCCTCCTCGCCGCACTCGCGATACTAACTATCTACCTCAGATTCTCCGGGGACCGGGACTCATGATATACAACCTATGCGTATCGACTGCCGTCGTAGGCAAAGCCGAGCGCCATCAGTACAACGACCTCGCCGCCAAACTGCGGCGCGTCGAGTGGTCCGTCGATCAGATCGAGTACCACCTGACAAAACGCGGTCACCCGATTTGTAGCGCCGACCTCAAAGAAGGTGCCGACGGTTACGCACGCCGTAACTCAGACGCGTTCATCTCGTCGTCGATCGTCGGACTTGATATCGACAACGGCCGCGAATCGTTCGGAGCGGCGTCGCGGAATGAGTACTTCGCAAAGCACGCCTCGTTTGCCTACACGACGCCGTCTCATACAGACGTGCATCCACGCTACAGGGTGATCTTCGTACTCGAGACTCCGATTACCAATATCACGGAATACAAAGCCCTCACGACCGCACTCGTTCAACGGTTCGCAGGAGATACCAACGCACGCGACGCCGTACGCCTATGGTTCGGTAATCCCGATGCGCAGGTCGTGTCGTGGTATAACACACTCAGCGATGACGAAGTCCAGCGGTTGTTATCATTCGAAGACGAAGTACGCCATGAAGAAACAAAGTTCTCCGCGTTCGGCGCTCGTAAGCTGACAGTCGACGACGTGTCGCTTATGCTGAAGTTCATACCACCGCAGCAAGACCATATCGACTGGAAACGCACCGTCGCAGCCGTAGTCGACGCGCTCGGAGACACGCCCGAAACGATAGCTCTCCTATCGCAGTGGTCCCCGTCGGACGTGCCGTATAGTCAAGTTGTCAAGAATCGCTTGACACGTGTCACGACTGGGACACTGATCTACCTTGCACGGAAGAACGGGTGCCCGATACCAAAGGACATCTACAAAGAAGCGCCTAAGGACGCCGCGGAGACGTTCGACCGGATCGAGTCGTACCTCACAGCGCGCTACGAGTTTAGGAAGAACACCGCCACGCAAACGATCGAATATCGTGATAGCGTAAACGCGGCATGGGAGCGGCTCGACGACTACACAGTCAATAGCCTACTCCGTTCGATGCGCTCGTCAGGTCTTAAGATCGGACGCGACCGGATCTGGGAGATCCTCGATTCGGACTTCAGTGCCGAGTACGATCCGATCTCGGAGTACTTCGCTAACCTACCAGAGTGGCGCGACGGGGATACGGATCATATCGGCAGGATCTTAGATCTCATCCCTCCCGATCCGGCCTATCCCGTCGAAGCGCAGCGGGCCTACAACGACCTGATCTTTCGTAAGTGGATCGTCGCTGCGGTCGCGTGTGCAGTCGATAACAAGCCGAACCATACGATGCTCATCCTGCAAGGTGGTCAGGGCGTAGGTAAAACGACGCTCCTACGCTACCTCTGCCCTGAGCATCTGCGGCACGATCACTACTACGAAGGCAGCATCAACGACGACCGGGACACGCTCGTTTCGATTGCGAGGAGTCTCATCATCGTCGACGACGAACTCGAGTCCCTGACGAAGCGAGAAGCCGAGAAGATCAAATCCCTCATCACCTCATCGGATAAGCGCGTACGGCTCGCCTATGGGCGTGCTGAGACCACGTTGCGTCGTAGGGGATCGTTCGCCGGGTCGGTTAACCGTCGGTCGTTCCTGAATGACGAGACAGGCTCCCGGCGCTTTGCCGTGATCTCGATAGGTGGGTTCGTAGATCTGGGGGCGCTCTTCAGTATCGACGTCGACGCCGTCTGGGCTCAGGCGCTCGCACTCAAGCGGGCCGGGTTCCAGTACTGGACGTCACCAAAGGACATCGAACGTATATCAGCAATGAACGCGAACTACGCCGTATCAACGGAAGCCGATGACCTCGTATGGAGATACGTCGAAGCGCTGCCTACCGAGTCCGCGGCCGGCATGTCGAATACGGAGATCATGACGATGCTTCAGGACAAGATCTTCCAAGAGAAGAACGCGAAGATACCGTGGCTCAACACGTACCAGCTCGGAAGAGCCCTCACAAAAGCCGGCTTTACTCAGGTTGTCGTCAAGGACGGCGGCCGGGCGCTGCGCGTGTGGAAGGTCAAAATACGGGCGATCGGTCGTTCGGTGACCGGTGAGTCGGAACCCGCAAAGGTGCACGAACTACGTAGTGCGTACGTACAAGGGGCGGGCGATGCCTTCTGAGTACTACCTTTCTCACCTTGATGAGTGGCTCGGGGTGCAAAACCCGAAAAGTTCTGTAACCGGTTTAAGTGAACCGAGTAAGCCGTTGACAACGAACGAGTTAGCACCTGTCCAAACGGCTGAAAATGGCCTCCGGTTACAGAGTGAAAGTGATTTTTCCTTAAGAGGGAAAAACAATATCAATAATAAGTATAAGGAAAACGGCTTTTCACTCTGTAACTCTGTAACCGGAGACAGTGCAGGTCGGATCGTACCTCCCGACGAGGTGCTCGCGAGTGCCGACCTCGCTCGACAACGGAACAGGCGCGACCGGGATCTGATCGCCCTCATGCATGAGTCGAACGTCAACGACTGGACGTGGATCGAACATGCCGACGGAACGTGGACGGCTCATCATTCTATCATATTCGAGGAGGCAGTGTGAAGGACATCGACGAAGAGTTTGCAGAGCTTGAAGCTCGCAAATGGAAAGAGCATCTCGACAAAGAGGCCGCATCCCGTGACCGTGCAAAGAAGAAGCGCGCAGGCGAGGGGCCACCGCCAAAGGAGCACGAGATCCAGACCGCGATTTCTAAGGCCTTAGAAGCCGCGGGGTATATGGTGGTGAGGGTTAACTCGTCAACATCGCTCACAGCGCACGGGAGCCGCCTTAGCGCCTATCGTGTGGTGAACATCAACGCGACGTCAGGTCATGCCGACCTCGCCGTTTACAAACGCGGGCGCGTGTGGATGCTCGAAGTCAAGCGTCCCGGAGGTAAGCCGTCGGAAACGCAGGTACGGTTTGCTGAATGCTGCAATCGCTACGGCGTGCCCTACCACGTCGTGACAAGTCCAGAGGATGCACTTGCTATCCTGAGGCTACCATGATAGCGCAGGTCATCGCACACCATGCCGCGGCGCTGATAGGCGTCCACGTCGCCGAGATATACGGACGTTCACATCGCAGACGCCCGGCCCTTGCACGTCATCTCGTCTGGTTCGTCTTACATGAGCGCTTCGCGTGGGACTACTCGTCGATCGCTCGCGAGTTCAACCGCGAGCGACAACCCGTGATGCGCGCGGTCGAAGCCGTCGAAGATCAGATCGTCTTGTTTCCTGACGTTAGAGATATCGTCCGCGTCATGAGACAGGAGCCCTATCTCCAGATGGTGCAAAACTATTGTCCCGAATGCCCTAAGGTTGCAATATGCCAGCAGGACGCCCAACGAAATACGACTGGGAAGAACTCGAACCCCTCATGAACGAGGCGATCGAGGGCGGCTTCTATATCGAACAGCTCGCCGCTCATCTGGGCATCCACGACGAGACTCTTCGCGAATGGGAGTCGATTCACCCTGAATTTTCCGCCGCGGTTAAAAAAGTACGTCAGGCATGCAAACGCCGTATCGCTGCTCTTCTCGACGCTCACGCCTACGGTGGGATCGAGAAAGGTAACGGCTCGGTCGCTATCTTCATTGCGAAGAACGTTCTCGGATGGCGAGACCGTAGCGAGGTAGAGTCGAAGGTAACTCAGACGCAGGAGCTCACAGTAAAGATCGGCGGTGCTCGTCGCAGTGGAGAAGACGATGAGCCGGATCACTCTTGACATAGAGTTACACGACGCACAGCTGCGGGTCTGGAACAACAGACGCCGTTTCAACGTCGTGAACTGCGGACGCCGGTGGGGCAAGACGGTACTCGCCGAGGCTGCGCTTGCCGAGTGTATCACGACAGGCGATCCGGCTGCGTACTTTGCGCCGACGTACAAAATGCTGATGGACGTCTGGCGAACGGTGAAGAAAGACTTCGCCGCGGTTATCGCCGACACGAACGAAAGCGAGAAGCGTATCACGTACATCAACGGCGGCCAGCTCGACTTCTGGTCGCTTGATAACTACGACGCGGTCCGCGGTCGTAAGTACCGACGTGTCGTGATCGACGAGGCCGCGATGGTGACAAACTTAGAGGAGGCGTGGACGATGGCGATACGTCCAACGCTTGCAGACTACAAGGGCGACGCGTGGTTCTTCTCGACGCCTAAGGGGAGGAATTACTTCCATACCTTGTCAGAACGCGCGGTCACCGATGAAACGTGGTCATACTGGCAGATGCCGACGGCCGCGAATCCATACATCGACGCGACGGAAGTCGAAGCCGCACGTAACGAACTTCCGAGTCTGGTATTTCAACAAGAGTTCCTCGCTGAGTTCATCGACGTGCAGGGCGCGCTCGTTAAGCGTGAACATCTGACTCACGTACCGAGCGACCGCGTGCCGTCTGGCCTGCGCTATGGTATGGGCGTGGACCTTGCTATTTCCAAGTCGGAAACCGCAGACTATACAGCTATCGTCGTCGTCGGTTACGATCCCGAATCGGGACGCCGTTACGTCGTCGACGTGTGGCGAGGTAAGGTCAGCTTTCACGAAGTCGTCGACACTGTGAAACAGTACGCGTCGAAGTGGAAGCCGCAGCGGATCAACATCGAGGCCGTGCAATATCAAGTCGCGGTCGTGCAAGAGCTACTGCGAAAGACGTCGTTACCTGTTAAGGCTATTAAGCCGGACCGCGACAAGGTCACGCGCTTTCATGCGGTCCTCGCACGCTATGAGCAACTCCTCGTCACTCACGTGACAAACTTAGATCCTCACTTCGAGCGTGAGCTCCTATCGTTTCCGATCTCGGACCACGACGATATGGTCGACGCGCTCGTCTATGCCGAGCTCGCAGCCGTTAAGAATCAAGGCGCGGGCGTTCTCTTCACTTAACAGACTATCACATGGGTATCTTCGACCGTATCTTCAGAACGAACGAGAAACAGCTGCAGCTCTCCGAGCGCGGCGAATTGCCGGGACTCGCGACGTTAGCTTACACGAAACACTCCTTCACACCGGTGACGAACTTCGCGCAGGCGTACCGACTGTGGAAGGACAACCCGGTCGCGCAGGGATGCACGATGGCGTACTCGCTGACGATGCCGGAGGCGTATCTCGCCGTTCGTGATGGTGAGGGCTTCATCTACGATCACCCTGTCTCAGTTCTCTTCGCTGGCTCGTCGTGGCGTCTTAGCATGGCTACGGCGATGACGTACCTATGTATCGGTGGGAACGTCTACTATCACAAACGCCGTAACGCTGCGGGCGCGGTGATCGATCTCAAGCCGTACTCCGATGCTAACTTCGCGCCGGTGCTCGACGAGTACGGCAATATCCGCGCGTATCACTACAATAACGGTTCGACCACGTGGGAGATCCCAAAGGATGATGTCGTTCATATACGCGGCTTTTGGGTGGATCCTGCTATTAGCTACGCCGGCGGCTCTCCGATTGTACTCGCATCGTCGACGATTGAATCTTACAACGAGGCGAGCGGAACGATCTTCAGCATCCACAAGAATGACGCGATGCCTAAGACGCTGGTAATCTACGACGAGGAGATGTCGCCGGATCAGGTGTCACTCGCCGAGCGTTCGTTCAAGCGTAAATACGGCGGCGAGCGCCGCGGGTCGGTCGGTCATATGTGGGGAGTGAAGAGCGTCGAACGTTTGGCACTTGATTACAATGAACTCGGTATGGAGTCGACGTTCTCACAATACGAGGCGCGGATCTGCGGCGTGTTCCGCGTGCATCCGATTATCGCTTACACGTACGCGGGTATCATGTCGTCGACGTACTCGAATGCGGAGCAGGCGTCGAAAGACTTTACGGACATGGTACGCGTTCCACTGTGGAATATGATCGCCGACCAGATTAACGAGCAACTCGCGATCCCCGACTTCGGCGTCGAGGTAGGTTTCGACCTGAGCACGGTCGAAGCTCTGAAGCCGTCGGCAGAGTCACAACGAAGCACGGCATTGCAGGCATTCCAAGTTGGCGTCATGACGTTGAACGAAGCGCGCGAAACGTTCGGGCTTGACGCGGTTACGGGGGCGGGCGCTAACGAAGTCGACGATAACGACACGGACAACAACGACGACGATATGCAAACGGCCTCACGTGATACGAGCGTGCAAACGAAGGGAGGCGCGGATTCGTCCGCGAGCTTTCGATCTGATGAGTTAGACGACGAGACGTACTTCAAGGCCGTTGATGATATCTCGGAGAAGTGGGCGAAGCGTATCGCGGTGTCGTATGGTAAAGAAGTGCGTAAGCTCGAACGTGAGATCCTCGGGGGTATCAAGGCGCACGGCGCAGTCATGACGAAACAGGAGGGCGACCCGTTTGACGTCGAAGACTGGACGGCGCGTTTCTTAGCTGCGACTGAGGACGACCGCAAAGGTCTCGTCGAAGAGATGATCGCAGCGGCTGCAAAAGATGTTGACGCTGAGGACGGCGAGTACGGCAAGGCACGACGTGAGGGTATCGACGAGTCCAGTCAAAAGATCGCGGACTCGATCGGCACGATCCGCGACGATGTGCGCTATATCCTAAATCAGTCCGGCGGCCTGTCAGCTGACGAGATCGCGGCATTGCTGCGTAAGAAGTTCGACGAGATTAGCGTCGCACGTGCTAACGCGATCGGTAGAACAACGGCGACGGCGACGACAGGTAAAACGCAGAGCGCAGTCTGGAAGACGGCGAGCGACCGCGAGTCCGATCCCGATCGTAAGATCGTGAGACAGTGGATCTCGTTCCCGGGTGCGCGCGATGCTCACGCCGGAGCAAATGGACAGTGGGAGAATGTTGTAAGCGGACTCTTCACGGTGGGCGGCGAGGAGACGGAATATCCAGCCGGGCCGGGGCTTTCAGCAAAGAACGCCGTCAACTGCCGATGCATCACACGCGCACGACGCAAGATCGACTACGACAGAGCAACGCAGGGCGGATGATAGATGGTGCAAAACTATCCGAACGCGTTCGCCATGTTGCGTCAACTCATACGAAGGTAATCGAATGGAACTGACGAAGTCGCTTCATTCCTGTCATATCAAGGCCGTGAACGCTGACGAGGGAATCCTCGAAGCGGTCGTTTCCGTATTTAACAACGTCGACAGCGTGGGCGACCGCGTGCTCCCGGGTTTCTTCGAGCAATCGCTAAAAGGCAAGATGCCGAAGGGCGTGTGGATGCACGATTGGAACGCACCCGTCGCGAAGACGTTGGAAGCACGTGAACTCTATCCGAACGATCCGCTACTCCCTGATAGCTTGAAGGGTCTCGGCGGATTGTACGTAAAGGCTAAGTTCAACCAGAACACGCAGCGCGGACGCGAGGCGTTTTCTGATATCAAGGAAGGTATTATCGACGAGTTCAGCATCGGGTATTCCGTGCAGGAAGACCGCATCGCGCCGGACGGCGCACGCGAACTCGTCAAGGGGACGCTCTTCGAGTGGTCGCCCGTTTTGTTCGGAGCAAACCCGCAAACTGCAATCGTTAGCGCTAAGGGACTCACGCAGGATATCGACGACGTCGGAGCTGAGGTCGTTCGTCTTGTCGCGAGGTTGAACGAACGCGCACAGATTCGCGAGAAGGAAGGACGCACGCTTTCGTCGGCAAACGTGGCACGCCTCTCATCTCTCGTCGATGCTCTGCAGAATGCGACCTCATCTATTAAGGAGCTCATCGACAGTGCAAAGCCTAAG